AAAAGATAGAATGAGAGAGATTAGATTATGGTCTCAACTTAAAAAAGAAAATGATGATGGCACATTTGATAAGCAAGATGTCAACCAACATCAATTAGAATCGTATCATAAAATAATGTTGAATAGAAAAGATACTTTAACTGCTGGATCAAGTCAGCCAGAAGTGTTTAACGTACTTGGTCAGTTACAAACTATCGAACGTGTAAAGAAAGAGAAGGCACAACTTGAAGGTACCAAAAGAGAAGCTTTATCTCAGGAATCGAAACTTGGAGCTAAACCCGAGTAATCAAAAACAATCTTTACTTTATAAAAAAGTAAGAGATCATATTAAGAAAACGGGATATATCATAAATCCATTATTAGTGGTTGAAGATGGAGACAAGTATAAAGTTGTCTACGGTAATAATAGATATTTATCAGGGCTCGAATTAGGTTTTACAGAATTTCCAATTCAAGTATTGAAAAATGATGAAGTTCCAACTATAAGAGAAGCAGCGAAAAACTATAAAGAAATTAATCTAGATGAAATTTGATTTTGTATTTTTAGGTCAATCGGTATTAAAGTATCAAGTCCCTTTTGATATTTATGTAGTAATAAATCAAATCTATGAATCTAAATTCAAACAACTAAAACCTGCTAACCAACAGTTAGTGGGTAAAATAAAAAATGAACATAGTTTATTTTATGATGGTGATGATCAATCAAAAATGCAATCTCATACTTTATTGCCATTAACTATTTTAAAATGGTTTGAAGAATGTTATAGACATTATCTAGATTGGAATAAAATTAAAGAGTATCAGATACATTTAAATTCTATTTGGGTCAATGAAATGAAAGAACACGAATATAATCCAGTGCACGTTCATCAAGGGAATATACCTACAGGTTTATCATCGGTGATGATTTTAAAATTACCAGAAAGTTTTGGCGTAGAGTATTCTTCAGAACATACGCCTCAAAATGGAAAACTTCAAATACTAGGTGCATCTAATGGTCAATTTGCAAACATTGATTATGAACCAGTAATAGTACCAAGAGATTTTTATATTTTTCCTTATGATTTAAGACATTGTGTGTACCCATTTAATGGGCCAGGATATAGAAGAACTTTAGCTGCAAACTGTGATGTAAAATATGATCATATAAAAAATAGAGGAGTATCTTAATGTACGAAAATAAAATTATAACAGAACCTAAATGGAAAAGTTGGATTATTGAAACCAATACTCCATTATTAACACCAGAACAATGTAGAATGGTTATAAATTGTGGAAGAAGTCAACCTCCACAAAAAGCTCAAGTAGGTATGGGGCAACCTGAAGGTGATGGAGTAAATACTAATAAAAGAGTAACCACAATTTCTTGGATACCATTTCAAGCATTACCACAACTATATCAAACACTAGATACCTTTATACAAAAAGCAAATTTAAATCATTTTGGATTTGATGATATTAGGATTACAGAACAGGCTCAATTTACAGAATATCCAGAAGGTGGTTTTTATGATTGGCATATGGACACCGATATTGTAGGTGCACACGAACCACCTGTTAGAAAAATATCAATGACGTTATTGTTAAACGATCCATCAGAGTTTGAAGGAGGACATTTAGAATTAATGAGTCCTGGTAGATTTAAAGAATTAAAACAAGGACACGCAATCTGTTTTGCATCATTTTTAAATCATAGAGTTAATCCAGTAACTAAAGGTATGAGACAATCTTTAGTTGTTTGGTTTGGAGGTAAACCATTTAAATGATTAAAGAACAATTTTTTCCAACTACTATTTATGCAAAAGACATACAAATAGATAATAATCTATTAACGAATGTAATTGTAGATATGTCTAAAAAAGATCCAGGTGTTAAGAAAACAAATATGCACGGTTGGCACTCTAAAAATTTAGATGCATCTAATAAAGAATTTGAGTCATTAATTAATGAATTATACAATATGCAAAATGAAATATATCAAGAAGAATGGTTAGATCGAAAACCTGTGTTAGGTAATCTATGGGCTAACTTAAATCCTCCAGGTGGATACAATAGACCTCACATTCACCCTAACTCATTATGGTCTGGTGTGTATTATGTAAAAGCTCAAGAGAACTCTGGTAAATTAGTTTGTAATGATCCAAGACCTGGAATACAAATGAATATGCCTATTAAAAAAGATGGAACTCCACCACAACATTTATGGAGAGAATGTCATCTAGCACCTATACCAGGAAGAATAATAATGTTTCCTGCTTGGTTATGGCATTGTGTTGAACCTAATAATAGTAATGATATAAGAATATCAGTTTCATTTAATTTTATACAGGAGGGTTTTAGTGTTTAATAAATATCAAGTTATTAAAAAAGCAGTTAGCTATGATCTAGCTAATTTTGTATTTAATTATTTTTTACTTAAAAGAGATGCAGCTAAATTTATGTATGACAATAATATCATACATGATAATGGTATGTTTGGCACTTGGGGAGATACACAAATACCTAATACCTATTCACATTATGCAGATCCTGTAATGGAAACTTTATTAGTTAAAATGTTACCTGTAATGAAACAACATACAGGTTTAGAATTAATTCCAACTTATTCATATGCAAGAGCTTATAAAAAAGGTGATACTTTACATAGACATAAAGATAGACCTAGTTGTGAAATATCTACAACATTAAATTTAGGTGGTGATCCGTGGCCTATATTTATTGATGGTACAGGTGCAGATTCTGTTATTGATGAAAGACAAAATTTAGTTAAACCAGACGCTCCAAAAGGTGAAAAAGTATTACTTGAGGTTGGAGACATGTTAGTGTATTCTGGTTGCGAACTAGAACATTGGCGAGAACCATTTGAAGGTAATGTATGTGGACAGGTATTCTTGCATTATAACCATGTAAATGGGCCATTTTCTGAAAAAAATAGATTTGACGGAAGACCAATGTTAGGGCTTTTTCCTTTTTCAAAATAGCTGGTTCTATACTAACCATTAATAGTATTGTAAAATAAGATTATGGCTTTAACTAAAATACCATTTCAACCTGGTTTTAATAAACAAATCACAGATACCCAAGCTGAAAATGTATGGGTTAATGGGGATAATGTACGTTTTAGATATGGTCAACCTGAGAAAATAGGAGGTTGGTTACAAGTCAATGCAGATACTTTAATAGGGGTTGCAAGAGCACAACATGTATTTAATGATTTAGATGGTCGTAAATATGCAGCAATTGGAACCAACAGATGTTTATATATTTACTATTCAGGTGACTTATACGATATAACACCGATTGATCCAGATCGACAACAGACTGGCGCGGACATAACCACGACCAACGGATCTACAACAGTTACTATTACAACAACTGCAACTCATAATTTAGAAATAGGAGATATACTAACATTTGAAAATGCAGGTTCCTTTACCTCTCCTGATACAGATTACACTGCAACTGACTTTGATGATATTTTGTTTGAAGTAAAAACTATACCGAGCACTACAACATTTACAATCGAAATGCCAACAGCGGAAACAGGAACAGGAGCCACAAATGACGGCACCTTAGATCCTTTACCTTACATTGATATTGGAGGACTTAACCAAACTTTAGGTTTTGGTTGGGGTGCTGGTCGATGGGGACAATCTACTTGGGGAACTCCAAGATTAAGCTCTAACACAAATATTGATCCTGGTTTCTGGTCCCTAGATAACTTTGGTCAAATATTAATTTCAACAGTTCACAATGGTAGATCATTTAAATGGAGTCCAATTTCAGTTACTGCTACAGCATTAACAACAAGAGCTACTAGTATACCTAATAACCCAACTAAATCTGTAATGACAATTGTCTCTGATAGAGATAGACATTTAATTCATCTTGGAACTGAAACCACAATAGGTGATCCAGCAACACAGGATAAAATGTTTATTAGATTTTCTGATCAAGAGGATATTGAAGATTATCAACCAACTTCAGTTAACACTGCTGGTACATTTAGAATTGACTCTGGTTCAGATATAAGAGCTGCAGTAAAAGGTAAAGATTATTTATTTATTGGAACGGATACCTCTGCTTATATTATGCAGTTTGTTGGCCCACCTTTTACATTTTCTATTAGACAAGTGGGATCTAATTGTGGAGTAATAGGACAACATGCAACGGTGTTTGTTGATACCACAGTTTATTGGATGTCTGATGAAGGAGGATTTTTCGTTTACGATGGTTCCGTTAAAAAGATGCCATGCCTTGTAGAAGACTTTGTATTTAAAACAACAGGTAGTAACCCAGGTTTAAACTTTAATGCTGGTCAACAAGTTTATGCAGCACACAATAGTTTATTTAATGAAATCATTTGGTTTTATCCAGATGCCTCTAGCCAATTTGCAAATAGAATGGTTGTTTATAATTATCAAGAGGGTACTTGGACAACAGGTACATTAGCAAGAACTTCATATACAGATAAATCTGTATTTGATAAACCTTACGCTACAAAATTTGATCAAAATCAAACACCTTCATTTCCTGTAGTTAATGGTATTACATCAAGCCAAGGAAGAACAATTTACTACGAACATGAAACAGGTGTTAATGAGGTTGATTCTAGTGGTAATAAAACAGCTATACCAGCTTTCATTGAATCGGGAGACTTTGATTTAGATGCAGAAGGAGATGGAGAAATTTTTATAAAGATAAGAAGATTTATACCTGATTTTAAATTCTTAGATGGTAATGCAAAAATAACTTTAGATTTAAGAGATTATCCTAATGATACTGCAAGTTCATCTCCTCTCGGACCCTTTACTATAACATCAAGTACAGATAAGATAGACACACGTGCAAGAGCAAGATTAGCAGCACTTAAAGTAGAAAATGATTCTATAGATGAAAATTGGAGATTAGGATTGTTTAGAATAGATATACAACCAGACGGAAGAAGATAATGGCAAAGATTACAGTTTATATTCCAGAGCCTAAAGAACAATATGAAGTAAGTAACCAAAGACAAATTACTGCATCTTTAGAAACATTAAAGGATCAATTAAACTTTTCTT